GAATGGTATTAGACCTGGTACTTGGTGGAATGCTTTGAATGCTGTAACCTATATGACTGATCATGTACTTGGTAAGTCTGCTGATGCGAGAATGGCTTCAGCTTGGTATGGTGCAAATGCGAGAGTAAAAGACAAAGCTGTTAAAAAGGTTTTGGAATATGCAGAAGCGTCTTAATACTTCAATAATAAATAGGGGTGCTGGAGGCACCCCTATGATTGATCGTCTTGATGAAACTATTAGTTCATTGAGGGCAAGAATAAAACAATTTAAACTTGATCATCCTGAACTATATAAAGAAGAAAATGATGACAATAAAACCAATAGTGAATATTGGAAAATGTTTCATTCTATAAAAAAATAACAGCCTAATGAGAGAGGAAATGGTTGCTGAATATGCTAACAATGGTATAATTAAATACTATAGAAAAACTGAAGACTTTAAAGATAGAAAGTATCCTAGAAGACATACAACAGATTATAAAAGTCCTGTAGTTTCTTGGACATCAACTAAGGAAGCAATAACTATAGAAGATGCTAAAGGAAATATAATTCATACTTGGAAGGTTATCTGTGGAAAAAAGTAAATGGTATGATAGGTTATTTGATAATGCAAATAGAGCATACTATAACTGTAAGGATCCAAATTTTAAGTTGTTCTGGTTAGATGTAATTAAAGTTATTGATCAAAGAAGAACTAAGTTTCAATTAAGCAATAGATCCCGCATTATCAATTGAAGCTTCAATTGTATTATCTAAATTTTTATTATCATAATACTCGTGAAATGTCTCAATCTTTTTAATAAGGTTTGGGATGTGCTCATATATACTTTCCTCGTATACGACGGGATTATCGTTTTCTATCGCCATTACAATCACAATATTTTTTAAATGTATTCCTGTTACATGCTCAAACATTAAACTATATGCAGCAGCTTGCTCAAAGTAATCTGTAATCCATTCTTTCTTTTTAAACTTTCGACTAGTTTTAAAGTCAACTATACTATCTTTACCATTCCAATTGCATACACAATCTACTCTTCCTGCTATTCTCAGTTTAGGATTATATAAAGGAACTTCTTGATGATAAACACATTTAATATTATCATCTAATATTTGTTTAATAGTTTTAAACATTTGAAGATTACTTGGCATATGTTTCATAGTATAGTCAGGATTATTTTGTAAATAATCTTCACATATTTTATGAACAGCTGTTCCTCTTCTACTACTTTGAGCAGTTACTTTTTTTGCTTCTTCTTCACCAACTCTTTGTCTCCATTCTTTTATAGCCTTAATTTTAAACCATCCCAATACATTAGTTATACTGGGATAGGTTTGTCCATCAGGAGTAAGATAAAATCTCTTACCTTTTCTATATTCAGTTTCGAGTTCTTCGAAGTCGTATAATTTTTTATGCTTAAACAATCCCATAATTCAATTTACTCACTATGTAGTTCTTAACTAAACTACTTCTAACAATATCATGTTGGTCAAATTCAACACAACTGAATTCTTCCATATCATTTAATACTTTCATAAACATTTTCAACCCTTGTTTTTCTTCATTAGTTTTTAAATCAGTTTGTCTAAAATCACCACTAAAAATTATTCTACAATTTTCTCCAAGTCTTGTAATAATACTATCAAGCTCGTGGAACGTCATATTTTGACATTCATCTACTAATACTACACTATTTTCAATTGTAATACCACGAATAAAACTAGTAGACATAAAATTAACATAATTCCTCATCTTTAAATTTTCGTATGCATCACCTTTATTAAATAATTGATTACAGATGTTTGCATATGGTTGTTCGTACCCTTTGCATTTTTGACTTGCTGTACCTGGAAGATATCCAATATCTCTTGTTGGTACAACACTTCTTACTATAGTTAGGTTTCTTCCTGTGTTTGATCTTAATGCTTCTTTTAATCCAAGAAAAATAGAAAGATAAGTTTTACCTGTTCCTGCTACACCATGACATAATAAGTTCTTTCCTTTTTGATATTCATCCCATACTAATGCTTGGTTTTTTGTTTTAGGATGTATTTCACTTAGATGTAATGCTGAGTTATTTTGTCTTAATAATTTTCTTGCTTTTTTTCGTTCCCTTCGATTAAGATTATGTAGAAAGTCGTCACTATAAACTAGAGCGGTACTTTGCATTTTGTCTTTTCCTATGTTTGTTGATTGCGTTTTGGGTTTTTACTTCTTTGCCAGTTCTACGCTTAGTTCTATTTGCAAGTGCGCTTGTCGGATGAGCTTCGCTGATCTTGTGAAGAACTTCATTGAAACCATTATCAGTTTTTATAGAACCAACACCACCAACAATGTTAACAGGGGTTGGGACTTGCTTTATGTTTTTATTGTCTTTTAGATATTGTTCTCTCTCAGACATAGAAAGAAACTTTTCTTCAATTTCATTTGTGTCAATATTTTTAAAAATATATACAGGCATTATCCAATATTATCTTGTACTCCCATCAATGGACAAAAGTCTTCATAAAACATTCCAGTAACATTGCTACTGTTAATCCTATGTATAGTCCTGTGAGTTTTGGGAATTACAAATTTAAAGTTAATATTATTATTTTTTATAGCAAACCATTCCATATATTTCACTCTATTAATGTTGTCACTATAACTTGCTCTTGTTTCAGGTCCGTAGCATGGTGTTCCTTCGTAAATATTATCTATGCTAAAACCTTGATCATCAATGATAAAGTCAAATCCAAACATATACAAAGTATCAAATTGTTTTTTGATAGCTTCATTCATAGCAACCATACCAGCATTATTTCTTGGTTGATTAGGATTACATTCTTTTGGTTCAAACTGCTCGTGATAAGGTGGTACTATGAAACGATCTTGAGGAAAATCACTATGATCTATTTCATCACACATTAACGGATCCATTGCAACTAAGTAATCTGGAATAATATAAGGTGGTTTATAATCTCTATATAATGCATTACAACCAAATGAAGTACCTTTACCAACCAAACTATCAAGTTTAATATGTTCTCTTGATTTACCGTTACCTATAATGAATGCTATCTTACTCATCTTTTTGAAATAACTCATCTATAGTAACAGTTTTCATTCTACTATCAAACCATTCTAATACAGGTACTTGATTTTCAACTAATGTTTTTGCTTCATCATAACTTCTTGCTTCAACTTCAGCAGTACCGTATTGATTATCAAATGTCCAATGTATAGCACTATTTCCTGTCATACTAAATTCTTCAGGTACTAAAAAACACATTGTATATTTTTGTTTGTTAGGAAACTTTATTACATTATCACTCATTAAAACTCTTTCTTAAACTGATAGCAACATAGATCTGGTATCGCATCTTCGTTATCAATATTTGGATTACTATTTTCACCGTAGTAATAATAATATTTTTTATCCATATCAATTGTACAACTACTAGTTGCGACTAATAATACTGCTACTCCTATAAGGATCATTATATTTGTCAAAATACCTTTTATTCTTTTCATCTGTAAACTCAACCTTTATAATAATTAATAATACTAAAATAATAATAACTAACATATAAACACTAATCCAAAGTATTTTATTATACATTAGCCAGTTATATAAACATGGACATAACGATCAATTAAATACAACACTGCTATCATTGCAAATATTAGTACTGCAAAAATCTTCCATTTAGTCATTTACCAATCCTTACTTATTTCAGGAAATGCTTTTTTACACATATGACGAGTTACTCCTTCATAAGGTATTTTCTTTTTGCGGATTGATAAGATAAGTTTAGAATCTTCACTGTCCATGCTTTCTAACCAATTAATAAATTGCATTTCTCTTTTTGTTCTATTCATATTATCGTATCCACCACCTTTAACATAGATACGAAGTTTATTATACGTTGCCTTAAGTACATTTTGTACATCCTCTTCAGGACCGGTAGGTTTGTAAGGTGGATCGGTTGGAGGTATTAACCATTTGATATCTGGTTGATAGCAAAAGTATAATACTGCTCTTAGAGCTTTAGTATCATTTTCTTTTAGATACTTAACTCTATCATCCACCTTCTCAAACTTACCACTTTTCTGTAACACTTCAGCAACACTTAAATTGATTGGCATTTAAAAGTCTCCTATATGTTCTATTAAGTTTTTAAGTTTATTATTAACAAAATAATTAAACATTCTTGTTCTACCATTATCACTGTAATTGGTATATTGGTCAACAATTTGTTTATTAATATCGTTTGGTATTTTATCCAAACTAACAAGTTGCTCATTCCTATGATAATTTCTTAACATACGATCATTACAAAATTCATCTACCTTCATTTTTTTCCAACTATCTAATTTAAACTTTTGTAGCTTGCGTTGTCTTTTATCACTTACAAACGTATCATCATCAGATAGAATATTAGGTACTCCGTCTCCTCTATCTCCTTTTATAATATGTTCTTTTAGATAGTCAATTGGATCATCATGAGATATAAACTTTTTTTGAATAGGACTAAACTGTTTAACCTTTGGATACTTATGAAGCTGAATGAAATCTTTATCGCTACTTAATATTAGATGACTCTCAAATCCGTAAAACCGTTGGATTAAGCAAGCAATAATATCATCTGCCTCAGCACCTGTTACTTCCAACACACGATACGGAAAATTTTTTTTAAGCTCGTTACGAAAATTATTCAGGATTAAAAAAATTTTATTCCAATCTAACTTACTACCTTCTCTATCCTTCTTTCTGTTTGCCTTATAAAAAGCAAATACATCCTTACGCCAGCTTCTAGGACTATCACAGCATATAACTAATTCACCAAACTCATCACTAAACTTTCTACGATAGTGTAAAAGAGTGGAAAGTATCATATGGCGAACTAATCCGTCATGGACATCTTCTGTTGTTTTTATTTCTTGCATTAGATTAGATATGCTAATCTGATTAAGGTCAACGAGTATCATAATTTAATTGTAATGTATTTCTTTCTATTTGTCAACAACTAATTGTTCTTTATCTACCGTCTGTTGTAACGGATGCTCTACACCAACGCTTCTCATTAAACAACTGTGTAGTGCTTCGGTAAAGTAACTATAGTCTTTATAGAAACTATCGGTCTCAGTATTAAAACCGTGCATAGCTAACTTGTTATAGATCTGACCACTATAATGAGCAGCTACCTCACTAACATAATCAATTTTATTTTCTATAAGATCCTGCTCAAAATGATCTTGATCTTTATGAACTCTTTGAGTTGTATTTGGAAACTTTATTACTTTACCCATAACATTTATATTTATGTAACATATACTACTATACCCATTAACAATATGTATAATACAATGAAGTATAGCTTATGAAAAGGTATCCTTAATTTAACTTTATCTGCCTGCTCAAAAGCCTTCTTCTGTTCATCATCTTCAAAAGACATATCATTAACTCCACCCAATAGTTGTTAACTTAAATCTCATAGGCATACGAATGACACCTTTCTTCTTCATCTCTTGAGTCATATCGATATGAGCTTGTCTGAAACCAGATAACCACGGACCTTGTCTGTATCCAATCATATCTCCGTGCTTATCTCTTAGAGTAGATGGCTTACCGCCTTCACGTGCAAACTTGTACCCATCATTGAACGTGCCTCTAACGTCTTTTATTTTTTTAAACATAACTTCTCCCTGTAAAAATTATGTCCTTTTAACTGATGGACAATCAGTCACTTTTAACCTAAGTGAATAGGTTCCTTCCCTAGTGGTAATAATATTTATAACAAATCTTTGATTATTTGGTTTCTCTCGTAATCGCTGTAACGGATCCAATTCGTGATCTGATCCTTAGTACGTCCGCATCCAGTACATTTGTTATCAACTAGCTTACAAACCTTTATACAAGGAGTTTTCATGACTCGTCCTTTTTTCGTTTTTTGGCGGGGGGTGCAATTTACGATTTCAACCTATGCGGCTATGCGTTTGCTATATTGCACCGCAGGATTATTATGCGGTGCTAATCAACTGCGTCGTACTTAGGTATATGTCTCTTAGCCCAACCAGTGCTATACTCTTGATCCTCTCCGTAAAATAAGTCGAGCCATAGTCCAGTACGCAAGTATGTCTCCATGTTACTTACGTACCCTTCTACTATAGCCTTCCTAGCAATGGCACCCTTTTGTTTTAATCTTACTGCTTTTTTTAATGCTGGTACTTTTGCTTTGTTTATTTTAATCCATTGGCGAACCTTTTTGAATGAGAGCTTATGATCATCAGGGAGATTAACAACTCGCTGACAATACTGTGAGTAACTAGGTTCGCCTTTCTTAGCCCTTGCAGCTGCTAGTCTTGCAGCTGCTGCTTCTTTCTGTTGTTGTGTTAGTTTTCTTCTCATATATACCTACAGTTTATTCATTGCTATTATATAGTCGTCTCTACAGTTATCAAATCTGATATCATGTACTACTTGATCATATATGAAACCCATCTCAGTATACATTGAGCTAGCACATTTAGCGTTAGCAAAGCATTCGTCTATTCTAGGCTCGATCTTATGAACATATAGTTGACGCTTAC